TGGAGCAGGCAAGACGATTATGCTCTCCGCGCTCGTAGGTGAACGTTACAAAGACGGTAAAAAGATTTTGGTGATGCAACACCGAGATGAACTTGTAGATCAAAACAAGTCCAAGTTTGAGCGTATCAACCCATACATCACAACAAGCATTGTAAACGGCACAGTCAAAAATTGGGATGGCAGTACAATCTTCTCAATGGTGCAGACAATCTCACGCGAGAGAAACCTTAGAGATCGTCCAAAATTTGATATGATTGTAGTGGATGAGAGCCACCATGCAGCAGCCGATACATACTTAAAAGTTATTAACGCGGTAAAAGAAGACAATCCAAACGCAGAGATTGTTGGCTTTACTGCGACACCGAATCGTGGCGATGGCAGAGGTCTACGCAGCGTTTTCAATAATTGCTCACATCAGATTGAAATCACAACATTAATTCGTGAAGGATTTCTAGTGCCACCTAAATCATATGTGATTGATTGTGGTGTAGGAGATCAGCTTAACAACGTATCTCGTAAGGGTAACGACTTTGACATGGAACAAGTTGAAGCCATTATGAACCACAAAGTCATTAACGATAAAGTTGTGACAGAATGGATGGATCATGCGGATGGTCGTAAGACTGTTGTGTTTTGTAGCACAATTAAACATGCGGAAGATTTATTAGAGTCTTTTGTAGAGCACGATGTTGATGCAAAGCTTGTAACTGGCGACACACCAAAAGATGAAAGAGCCGAAACACTACATGATCTTGCCTATGGTGATCTTGAAGTGGTTGTAAACGTTTCGGTATTGACTGAGGGCTTTGACGCTCCCCCTGTGTCTTGCATCGTTCTCACAAGGCCATGCTCACAAAAGGGTACGATGGTTCAGATGATTGGTCGTGGGCTACGCACAATTGACCCAGAGGAGTTCCCAGGTGTTGTTAAAACAGATTGTGTGGTTCTTGACTTTGGCACAAGCGTTCTCACGCATGGGTCTTTGGAAGACGCGGTTGATTTAGATGATCGTGAAAAAGGTGAAGCACCTCTGAAAGAATGCCCAGAGTGCGAGTCTCCTGTTCCTATGGGCGTTCAAGAGTGTCCAGTGTGTGGACATCTTTTTGAGTCAGAGAAAGAAGAAAAGGCAGAGCTATCTACATTTACCATGACGGAATACGATTTGATGCAAATGTCACCGTTTCGTTGGATTGATTTGTTTGGTGATGGCAGCTTGCGTATGGCGACAGGTTTTGAGGGGTTTGTCGGTGTGGCTAACACATCAAAGCTATCAGTGGCTTTTGGTAAGCACGGTAGAGGCAAGGTTCGTATTCTTGCCGTTGGTGGTAAGCCACAAGCTACCGCAGCCGCAGATGACTTTTTAAGAGAGATTGAAGATGGAAGTGCAGCAAAGAAAACCAAACGTTGGTTAGATCAAAACATTACAGAGAAACAACGTGAGCATCTATCAAGACAGGGATTTGAGATTGGCTTCATGGACTTTTCGTGGACTAAATACACAGCAGCTTGCATGTTAAGCTTTCTCTGGAATCGAAGAATGATTGAACAAGCAGTGGAGTCTTACCTATGATACGTTGGGCAGTTTATTATGATGGTTTAAGAATTTGGGATAATGGCAAACTTATTGCAGTTCTACCAACATCTGATTTTAAATACATTTTGTCTGATTTGGCGTTATGGTTAAGACATAACGATAAAGAGAGGCAAGAGGATGGCTAGGTTTGAACTCGTTTTATCATTAGCCAAGCGTAATGATGATAACGAATTATATACAGAAGAAACTGAATATGTGTGCTTTTGTAAAAACCTCAAAGATCTAGAGGAAATCACAGATACAGCAAACGAAGTTATTAAAGAAGAAATAGGCGAATCAGAGGAAGGAGAAGTTTTGTTTGGGTCAGCAGATGTTATTATAAACAATCTTACAGTTCTGATGCTGCAATACACAAACAGTGAACTTCCAAAGAAAGAAATAGATGAGATTATTGATTTATTAACAGAGCAACAGGGAGCAATGCACTAATGGAAGAAAGAAAGCCAATAGAAGAACTGGCATTTATATTAGGAAAGTTCGGGTGGGAAACCAGATTTTGTGATCTATCAGAAGATCAGGTTCATACGCTCATATTCGGATTACAAGAGGCAATAAAACTATCAGCGGAGATTGACATTGGGAAGCTCGAAGAAAATTACTTTAAGTCAACGGGCGCTTGGCCCCATACAAGCATCCCATTCTGATCCAGTAATTGAAGCGATAGCAGAAGCCGTAGATCAAGGAATTGTTCGGGTTAATGAGCGAAGAGAACGGCGGAAATACCTGGGAGCTTCAAGTATTGGCGATGAGTGTAGCCGTAAGATACAGTATCGCTACCTAAATTATCCTCAAGATGAGAACTCTGGCTTTAGCGCACAAACGCTACGCATCTTTGAGTTCGGTCATGGGATTGAAGACTATGCAGCCAAATGGATAAAGGATGCGGGCTTTGATCTCAGGACAGAAGATAAGATGGGAGAACAGTTCGGGTTTTCAATCGCTGATGGTGAGATCAGAGGACATATAGATGGTGTGATCTGTGACGGTCCTGTTGACATGTGTTATCCCTCATTGTGGGAAAACAAGTCAGCAAAAGACAACAAATGGAAAGCCTTTCAGCGCATGGGCGTGGCAAAGGCAAACCCGACATATGCAACGCAGATCGCTTTGTATCAAGCTTATATGGAGCTAACAGAATGCCCCGCGTTGTTCACAGTCGTAAACAAAAATACGTCTGAAATATACTATGAGTTAGTGCCTTTTGATAAAGACTTGGCACAAGCAGCAAGTGATAAGGCAGTAAATATCTTGACTGCATCGAAAGCAGGTGACATTCTACCTCGCATAGCTCAAAGCAAAGATTTTTATCTTTGTAAGTTCTGTGAGTTTAGGGAGACTTGTTGGAAGGGTGAATAAAATTAGGGGTCAGCACCGTGTAAATGCTAACCCCCTGAAGTGGTAAATATGAGTATAAGGACAATATAATGTCATTGAGAGTAGTTGGCAATACAATATATGGGGGCAATCAAAAAGATTTAGTCGCTGAGATTACGGAAAAAGTTCCGTCATATGTACAGATTGAAGCACTAAAGAATGCCTATCCAAACGGAAGAGTTGTTCGGAATGAGTTCTATCTTGGCTCATTAGCAGGCGAAGCAGGGCAATCTCTTAAAATAAACATTGATCCGTCAAGTCCTAACTTCATGCGCGGCATGGATTTCAATAGTGGTGATGGGATCGGGGGCATATCCAAGATACTTATGGAGGCTTACAGGTGGAAAATCACCGATGTAGCCGAACATTTTGCTACATTCTTGGATCGACCCCAGGCAGAAGCGCCAATGAACCCGATTAACCCGAACAAGTTTAACGACAGCCAGGAAGAACAACCCGAACAAGTTAAACAAAGACGGGTCATTGACACTAATACACCGCACGATGGCGAATATTTCTACCTATCAATTGATGGAGAAGTTCTCGTAACAGTGCGAAGATACATAGAAAGAGATGCTGCAGGTGAAATTGTTCGGGATACGGACGGCAATGCGAAGAAGGAGTTTCGCCAGTTTCCCCGTTTGCCTGAAACCAGACCGCTTTATAACCTCCCTGACATTGCTCAATCAGATCGCGTGATATGGGTTGAAGGTGAAAAGTGCGCAGATGAGCTAACAAAACAAGGATACACGGCTACTTGCACTATCGGTGGCGCAGGGATGCTATCTCGTAACACAAAGGACAAGTTTGATTTCTCCCCATTGCAAGGCAAAGAACTAATAATCTGGCCTGACAATGACGATGCAGGGCGAAAACTATCCAGAATAGTTCAAGAACTAGCACAAAACGCAGGTGCAAAATCAATCACTATGCTTGTGCCACCGAAGGGTAAGCCCAAAAAGTGGGATGCTGCTGACGCGATTGAAGAAGGTTTTGACATCTCAAGCTTTCTCAACGCGCCTGTGCATAAGGTAAAGAAGTCATTATCTCTCAAAAACCAGAACTTGCTTATTACTCAACAGTTTATTGGGGTAGCTCCAGAACAGAAGTTCCTGATTGGAGATACGATACCGCTTGGAGTGCCAGTGGTATTTGCAGCCGCAGGGGATAGCGGTAAAGGTATGATGACGCTTGATCTAGCTATGAAGGTAGCATCAGGCGATGGTATGCAAAGCTCTTTCGGTGGTTTGGTTGCCAATCATGGCACAGCAATTGTTTTATCAGCGGAGGATGACAAGGACGAGATCCACAGGAGGATCAGTAGACTCGATCCCCTGAACAAACGTTCGGGTTATGCGCATGATTGCATCATTGTACCGCTGCCGAACGAAGGCGGTGTGTTTCCAATTATGATGAAAGTAGACAATACATACGCAACATCACCAGAGTTTGAAAAGATATACGAAGAAATGTTGGAGATTGAAGACCTGGCATTGATTGTTATTGATCCAATGGCATCATTTGTTCATGCAGATGTAAACGCTGATCCCGCTGCTGGTGCAGCATTCATGGGTTTGTTAGCTCAAATATCTACAGAAACAGGCGCAACAGTTATGGTAAATCACCATATGGCGAAGGTAAGCGATAACGATTTCATTGATTCGCCAGAAAAAGCTCGTAACAAAATCAGAGGTACATCTGCGATTGTGGACGGTGTGAGGTGTGCGTTCTCTGTATGGCAAGTGGATGAGCCTACGGCTAAGTCACGATGTAAAGACTTACAAGTTCCATACACAAGAAACGCTGTGTTTGACGGTGCGGTGGTAAAAGCAAACGGCCCTGCCAACAGAGAGATACGACACTTTATCCGTAATCCAGATACTGGCTTATTAGAAGATAAGAGTATAGAGATACGAAATTTTGCCATGTCTCAAACTGTCCGAGAAAGAATAGAGTATGTCTTTAACTTTATTAGAGATCGTGAATTAGCAGGTATCCCTATGACCAAAGGTGGTGCGCATGATGGTATTTTTGAAGCCATAAGAACAGCGCCAAATGATGATATCAATGCAGGCAACCTTAGAAATATAGGAGAAAGCACAATTAAAAAGGCAGTAACCTCACTACAAAATGATGGACGTATTGACCAATTTAAGCGAAGCAGAAGTGGCCCTCGTAAGTGGCTTGGTGTTGTTGGGGGGCAGTTAAATCAAGAAGAAGATATACTTGACTAGTACGGGATGTTATGCTAACTTTAGCAATTATTCTAGAAAAGGAGAAATAAATGATTACAGTATTTAAGGATAGACAACCAACGCTTGAAGAAGCGCAGAAGATTGTCGGAGGTTATGTGGAGATGGTACGTTCTCCATCAGAACCCGATTGGCAGATCTTGGTAAACGAAGAAGGGCTGCTCGATGGTTTGCCGTTCAACAAAGAAGCCACAGAATTATGCGGGACAGGCATTGTCGGTCATGCGATTATTCTGAAAGGGGATGCTTTGTGGACGTAGAAATACAAGCAATAATAAAGCAGCTTAAAAGAAAAGCCCATGTTTTAATCCTTGATGGGGATAGCGTGGGCTTTTTTAGTGGAAAACAAAGAGGTGAAGAAATGTTCGCCTTATTAGAAATGTTGGAAAGAGCATTGGAAAAGAAAAATGCTTAGACATGTTGATTTATGTTCGGGTATCGGTGGTTTTGCACTAGGTTTTCAGTGGGCAGAGCTAAGTAAACCAGTATTGTTTTGTGATATAGAACCCTGGAGCCGAAAGATATTAGCCAAGCATTGGCCTGATGTGCCAATTGCAAAAGACGTAAAGGAGTTAGCAAATGACCCAAATGGACTTATTCCAGACTGTGACATCCTCACCGCAGGATATCCGTGCCAACCTTTTAGTGTTGCCGGGCAGCGTAGAGGCACAGAAGATGACAGACACATCTGGCCTTTCATTTTTACCATTATTAAAGCCAAACGACCCTCTTTTTGCGTTTTCGAAAATGTTTTTGGGCATGTCTCTATGGGCCTCGACCAAGTGTTATCTGACTTGGAAGGGGAAAGCTACGCCACAAGGACGTTCGTTGTTCCAGCTTGTGCCACGGACGCATTTCATCGAAGAGACAGACTCTGGATTATCTGTAGAAATGTGGGCGACACCAAACACGATGGATCACCTACCACAAAGATCACAGGAAGCATTGGAGAAACAAGCGAACACAACACGCAAGGGCAGAGCAAGACCAGCCAATCTGAGAGAGCAAGTCAATCCAGAGACAGTGGAAGCTTGGGAGAAAGCACAAGAACCGAACATGTGGGCAACTCCGAGAGCAAGCGACATGAAAGAAGGACGGACGCTGAACGAAAAGGGCCAGAGAATAAGCAAGAGCAGCGACTTGGTATTCGGGGCAAACCTAGCGGATCAAGTGAAGATGTGGCCTACGCCCAGAGCATGCACAGCGATGGCAGCGGAGAACATACACAACAGAGCGAAGGACAAGTTTCCGAACTTGGAGAGCGAAGTAGCGAGGTCAATGTGGCCTACACCGACAGCGAGGGATCACAAGGACAGTGGCGAGAACATGAACCTATATCGAGACAGGAGACAGGACACGCAGCTAGCTATAGTGACAAAGAGATTAGAGCCAGAAAAAACTGGCAGCCTGAACCCAGAGTGGGTAGAGTGGCTCATGGGGTATCCAATCGGGTGGACCGCCTTA